CAAATGTGGCAGCAGCATCTAGAGCTTGTTGTTTTGATTGTCCTAAAGCAGTAGCAGCTTTGCTAGCAAAATCTTCAACTTCTTTTGCATTCTTTCCAAATAAAACACCAGTTTTTGAAATTGTCTCATTCAAATCACTTGCTGCTAGGACTGCATCTTTGCCAAATTTAATTGCAAAAGCACCAGCAGCAACGGCGGCGGCGGCAAAAGCTGCCGCTGCTACTTTGCCAAATTTTGTGATTTTATCGCCAAAATCTCCAACATCTTTAGACCCATCGCCTAACTTCTTACGCAAATCATCAACATCGGCAAGAATTGACAGTTTAAGTGTTCTATTGCCTGCCATTATTCAAACCTCTTAACTATTTGAGAGAAAGATTCTTCCCATTGTCTCACCAATTCATTCTGATTTGCCCTAAGCGTGGGATAAATAAAATAGCCTTGCGGATTCCAATTTGGGAATTGTCTAAAGTTTTTTGACCCAAATTCCATACCGCCCCAAAGGCTTTGCGTAGTCGCACCGCCAGAGAATCGCTGCGATGCGTAGCCAAGTGATAATTCGCCAAGCTTTGACGATTTGCTTACTTTAGAGCCTTCAGCAATGCGCCTAGCTGCTGTGCCAGATTTACTTCTTCCAGCCGATGCAGAAATAATCTTGCCGCGTAAGAAGTCAGCTAGAGCACTTGATTTCTCTTTAGCTTCGGCAAGTGCTTGATCGTCCATAGCTTTGAAAGCGCGCTTAATTGCGCCAAGCTCGCGCTTGTCATAGCTAATCGGATCACTTGCCATTGCGCTTCTCCAATATCTCCACAGCCGTCAAGATGTCTTCAGCCGATACCCATTCGCGCATCGGTATGCCAGTGGCGATTGCTAGTTCGACTACTAGCCGTCCGACTGAGCCACTGGCGTAGCTTTTGGGCTTAGCTCATTGGGATCAATCTCTGCGACTGTCTCTAGCCAAGCATCGTAAGGCTTCAACGGTGAGCCAGCAGCTTCTCGCTTGAGAGCTGCATAAGCCAAGAACGCAAGGTCAGACATTCCCAGCAAGTCGTCACCCTTGATGTCTGTAATCTTGCGCCCTGTCTTTATCTCCCACTTAACCCACTCAGGCGGCAGCACCGTTGCCGTCACTGTATCGCCTGAGCTATATGTGATTGTAAGTCCTAGTTTCATGCTCCTGATCTCCTAATCTTAGGTGAATGACTCTGAAGGTGTGCCAACTACTACAAATGAGAATGAGACGGTCTGTGCATCTGGTGATGTGCCGCCTACGCTTGGGAATGCTGGCATTGCATTGAATGTGAAGACTGCACCTGTCACAGCTGTCAATGACACTGCCAAAGTGGTATTAGGTGCGGTCTCTGCTGCTGTCCAAAGTGCCTCACATAGCGAATCTGCTGCGCCCCAGTCTGCAAGCATCTCCATCTCAAAACCCCATTGATCGTCAATGTGTTTGTAGGCTTTCTGATAAAGAGTCTGATAAGTCTCAATAGTTGGATCATTGCTGAGCGTTGCTGATAAAGCTTGCTCATCATAGTTCTTGGTAGCGATCGTCAAGACTAGATCGCGCCCCGTGATGACGGTCGTTGCCATTGTTGCTCCTTAGGTTTGTGTGTAATAGGTAGATATGTTGATGTCGGCAGTCAAGTATTGAGCTGCCCCGATTTGTGTCACCAGTGGGCGCTCTACCACGCCTACGATGTATCCAGCAGGCAAAGCCGCCAGAATGCTAATGATTAGCTTCTCTATATTGTCCAGAGAAGCTGGATTGCTGTTATATGAGACGATAGCTGTTGCCACTATATTAATTTTGATTTTGACATTAGCTTTGCCAAGTAATTGTGGCTCAAAGTATGGCGATCCCGGGACTAAGACAATCGCAGGGCTTATGACTGACTCTGGCACACTGTTGTAAGTTGATGCAGCTAGGTTAGTAAATGCAGTCTTAAGCGCATCGCGCACATCTACTTGAATCGAATTGGCTGGCATTACTGGCACATCGTTTCTACATCAACATACGGCGCGAGCAAAGCTTGGACTCTCGATAGCAACGATCTGCCGAGACGGAATGGCGTGGGTGTGAAATCAACGCCCTCAAGCTGACCGCCTATCGAGAGTCGGGATTGAAATATCTCTGTGCTGACTACATAGACGGCAGATTCAACCGCTGGCGTGTTAGCGTATAAGCTCGCTGCGTTGTAGCCTGATAAGAATGCTGTGCCTTGCGGAATGCTTGGCTGAAGCTCGACATCTGCATTCGTGACGGCGGCTGAGAATACTTGATTGACATAAGTGCTGTTAAAGCCTGCTGGTAAGAATGGGTATGGATAACCATATTGCGGCGAGTAATCGCCTATAAATCTATAATCATTTGTGACGGTCTTTGTGCCGTTGAATATCGCTGGCAATCCTGAAATGACCAAGCTTTGCCCTGTGGTAAAGCCGTGTGGGCGCACTGTAAAGTAATAAGCAACATTATTGCTTAGGCTTACAAAAGCAACCTTTGAACTATTCTGCACCAGCATCGGCAAGATTATGTCTTCCGCGCTGTCAATAATTTGATCTAGATAAGCATCGTTGTAAAGAGCAGAGCTAACGCCTAGCACATTGCGCAACTGTGTAGCTGTGATAATGGCTGGCATTAGCTCTGATCCTTTCGACTCTGCTGGGCTGACTCAGGAGCGAATCAGCCCATGACTAGGTGGCTATTAAGCCTTGTTATTCTTAAATGCGCCTGCTGCAATCTTTGTTGCAATAGCGCCATAACCGTAATACATGCACTGGATTTGACCACTGGTGATTAAGTTGGTCTGGAGCTTAACACTTGGTGATTCATACCATGTGTATGCCTCACGCTCGACAACGAGCAAAGTGCCATCGCCATCGCCGCCATTGTTGTAATCTACATAAAGATTTAGACCTGCAACATTGCCGCGAATTGAATCTGGGCTAACTACGCCGCCAGCATTTTGTGGCTGTTGCGCGTTATAGATTGGACGACCTGAATCATTAAGTGTCATGATATTTGACCACTGACCACTTGATGCGATAAGGCTTGATGCGAACTTTTGTGTTGCGCCATAAACGCTTGCAGCGCCGCGAGCGACAATGCCAAGAAGTTCAGCAGCAGTTGGATAAGTTGCAACAGTTGTTGCATCTAGTGTTGCGCCAGAGATAAGTGCGTTATTGACGGCGGCATTTGTTGCCTTAGCATATGCGGCAGCCATGTTCTTGATTAATTCTTCAAAGAATAATGGCGAAGATCTGTCAAGGAGCTCTAAACTGAAGGTCTGTTGTCCCGCAAATTTCTGAACACTCACCGTGACGAAAGCCGAATTTTGGTCGGTTTCTGATGGTGCTGCTTCTTCAGCTGTGATTGCAACCGTTGGCGCAACCGTAATCTTTGGAATCTCAAAGCTCATGCCTGCATCTGGCAAGACACCGCGAGAGATTGCATCAATTGATGGGCGCACTAATGTTGAAAGACCGTTGATAACCTCGGTCAATTGGCGTGTAGGAATAAGACCAGCGTTGTCGGTGGTGTTATCTGCTGCCGTAATGTATTGGCGCGCATTGTCATCGCCAAGAGTTGCGCGGATTGAGTTCTCCAGATATTTCGCTGGTGTGACCTCAATGCGTGGCTTTGTGTAGAACGCAGGGCGAGCATTTGCTTGCACCTGCAAAGAAGCTTCCACCGTTTCTTCAACGGCAGGAGCGTTTTGAACGGTAGTGTCTTCCACTTGTTCTCCTTCGGTCGGGGTTGATACATCTGAAACCTCTTTGGCTTCAGAATCTTTTTTGTCTTCTTCATCGCTGGCTGCAACATCTGTGACACGCGCTGATCGCACTGCTGGCTCTGTCACTAAGCTGACTTCAACTAGCTCACTCTTACTAATTACCATTGCGCCATCTACTGTCTCATAATCATCGACTGCAACGCCTACTGAGAAGCCATCACGCAAGCCAGACATTGCTTCTTCAAGTGCATCTGTGCCAGCTGTGGTATTTGCAATCTTAAATGTCGCATCTATGCCGACATATTTGCCGTCTTCTTCAACTTCGTCCATTGATAAAGTCATGCCAATAGGTCTAGTGCGGTCATGCTCTAAATTAAGCTTGACTGATTTGATTGGAATAGAGCCAGCCTTGAATATCGTGCGACCTGCGCTAGTCACTGCGACTTCATCAAATGTCACAATGCGCCCAGATATTGTGCGAGCATTTGTATCGGCTGCCGTGATTTTTAGTGGCACTTGTATCTTCATCGAATCATGTCCTCTTCTCTTCGGATTTCTTCAGGTGTAATTGCGCCAATGCCTGCAAGAATTTGATAAACCTGCGCGCGCTCTAGTGGATTGCCACGCAAGAATTCGCCAAAGTTGAAGCGCGCATATTGTCCAGCAGGCAGGAAGTCACTCATGCTTAATCTTTGCTCAATAATTGTCATGACTGGCTTTAAGCTGTAATCAATTAGGTCGCGCCTCTGATTGATTGCGTTGCTATAAGTGTTTGACATCGGATCAGAAGACGCGAACCATGCTGGAATGCCTATTGCTCTGCAAAGCTCTAAGGCTATGTATTGTCTGGCTTCATTCATCTGCATTTCAGATGGGTTAAAGCCTAGTTTCTCCAATACCACATCGGCATTTAAGAATGCAGTGGCTCGCTCTTTGCGCGCTCTGCTCCAAGAATCTAAAAGTGTGCGAATGCGATCTGCTGGCATCGCTGTGCCATTTGTCTTCATAACTGTAAGTGGTGCTGGCTCTCTGGCATAATTTAACGCCGTGCGCTCTAGCCAAGCGCCTGCCTTAATTGTCTGACCTGCACGATTTAGCAATCCTTCGTCCATGCCCATAAATACTTTAATGTCCTGATTAAGCACTGCCATGCCGTCAATTGCATAACCTGTTATCTCTGTGCTGCGCGCATTTGTCTTTACGGTCACGCGTGTCGGTGCAATTCTTTCGGCAGCTCTAACGCGCCCATCTTCAGCGTATCTATCTATTACTCTCAAATATGCGTAGCCATAAAAAATAATATCTTCGGCAATCCATGACCAGACATTCGCTCCCGGCACTCTTGGATCAGGTTGATTGATAACTCTTGGCGGCTCAATTCTTGTCTCTGTTGATTTCTGCCACACATCAATATAAGTGCTGGCGACCGTGCTGCAAATAATGTTGCGAGCGCGAGCAAGTGTTGGCACAGCCATAGCTTCTTCTCTAAGTGCTGTGGTAGATGTTGCAAAGTATGATGCAAATGCATCAAATGAATTCATCGGCAGAAATTCAGCTGCCGTGACTGGCGCAGGTAGAGCTTTAGGCGCTCCTAATACAAATTCACGGAATCCCATGCCCGAATTGTCGCGCTCTTATACGCCTAGCCAATGAGAATATCTACTTCTGTCTCTTGGCGTGTCGCAAAGTGTGTCACTAGAGCGGCTGCGACTGTGGCACAGACTGCGACTTTCGAAGCGCGCCGACCTATGACCCATGCGCCATCGCCATAAGGCAATTTTGAAGCTGAGAGAATTTGCTTTGTGAATTCGGGCTGACCTTTATGGCGCAGGCGATTTGAGACCACAGCCGATAGCAATTGATCACAGCTCATCGCATATTCAACGCCGTCAATGTCTGTCGTTGCAATACCTGCTGGAGATAAACGCATCGCCACAGCTGAAGCCGTGCGCTTGGAATAGACCACAGATTCCAGCCCTGTAAAGCGCCTAGCATAAGGCGCAATGTCATTGGCGATGGTCTTATCGTCTAGCGATACAGGATTGTGCCAAGTGTGGAGAAGCTGGACAAAGAACCTTTCATCGTCAATTCTTTGAGCTGCAACCAGAGCCCCATGACGGCGATCAGGGCTAAGGTCTATCCCTAGCCATGTGGTCTTGCCTTCGTCCAGCTTCAACGATGTGTCTTCGCAATCTGCCCATTCTTGCGTAGGAATTGCAGGATTGATGGAATCGACCCATCGACATAAGACCTCGGTGCGAAAGACATCTGGCGCATCATGTGTTGCCGATGCAATGTTGTCGATGTGAATAGTGCGACCCATTGACGGATTTGCATGCTTCCAATTCTCTAGATTGTGAATGTCATCGGTCGGAGCGCTCCATTCAAAGTAGCCAATGTCATCTGTGCCTGATCCTGCCGATGCCTGCAAGCCGCGCTCTCTCAGTTGATTAAGAATTACAGAATGGCTATCACCTGCATTCGATAAAGTCCAGACCTGAGGATTCTTAGCCGCCATCATCGTGTATTTCATAGATGACCACGCATCTAGGTCTTTGTGCTCTCTTAATTCGTCCATAAAGACCGTCTCTGGCTTAGATATACCTCGCGCAGCACTATTGGCAGCCTTAACCATATAGCGCGAGCCATGAATCGTCTCAACTTCTTCAGAGCCATGCGCCCAGCGAATCTTCTTGACCTGTTTAGCAAGCTCATCATTGCCTTCGATGATATTGACTAAGTGCCTAAAGGTCTCTAGCGATGTCGTAAGCCTATGAGCTGAGCCGATTTGCAGTGAATCTTTTTGCACAAATAGTCCCCAGAGAATCCTAGAGATCATTAATGTGCTCTTACCATTCTGCCTCGCTACGACCGCGCAAATCAGTGGGAAGTGGAATCTGCCATCGCGCTTGACTCTCATTGCCTGCACTGCGAGATATTTTTGCCAGCCCATAAGCTCTAGACCGCATTGAGCGCTAAAGTCAATCAGTTCCCAGCCTCTTGAGCGCAGATTTGGGACTTTAGATTGAATTCTTGGCTTCATGTAGCCAAGTTCCACACCTCCTAATCCCGATGCGCCCTGAATCAAGCGGAGGTCAGCCATGTGATACCGATTCAGTCTGAGCTTGGCTTGAACTGGTTTGGTCTGCTCGGTTTCGTGGTGAAATTAAACCAT